TAAAACAAAGAAACAAGCTAAGTTTATGGCAGCAGTAGCTAATAACCCTAAGTTTGCCAAAAAAGCAGGGGTTCCCCGAAGTGTGGGAAAAGATTTTGCTAAAGCCGATAAAGGAAAAACTTTTAAGGAGGGCGGAATGCCTAGTTATTTTGAGAGTACTAAAGGTAAACCCGGTAAAGCGGTAAAGAAATACAATAAGGGCGGAGTAATGGCCCACGACAAGAAAGAGTTACGCAATCTTTCCGATGAAGACTACCGTATCAGAAATAGAAGTGGCAGTAACACTGCTGCTGAAAGAAGGCGTATAGACGGTGAGCGCAGTTACTTGCGTAACCAAGAATCAAGCTACAACATGGGCGGGAAAATAGAAAAATATCAAGCAGGTGGTATGCCCAAAAGCCGTGATGGAATGTGCTCACAAGGTCAAACTAGAGCAGTTGGACAAACCGGAACTAGATCGTAAACTATTAATAACTAAGGAGTAATGCTATGAAAACTGGACTATGGGGTGTACCCACAGCAGAAGAAGCAGCAGCGGCAGCAGCTAAAAAAGCAGCGGCGGCTAAGAAAAAAGCTAAGTAGTGGCTACTTCCGGCATTGCTACATTCAACATGGACTTCACGGAAATTGCCGAGGAAGCGTTTGAGCGTGCCGGAAGAGAACTCCATTCAGGGTATGATTTAAAGACTGCTAGACGGTCTATGAATCTGTTAACCATTGAGTGGGCTAACCGTGGGATTAACATGTGGACGATTGACGAAGGTTTTATAAACCTAGCTCAAGGTGTAGCCACGTATGATCTACCCGCCGCTACTATTGACTTAATAGAGCAAGTTATAAGGACGGGAGCGGGCAGTGCTACTTTACAGTCTGATCTCAATCTTTCTAGGATTAGTGTCTCCACGTACTCTTCTGTCCCTAATAAGCTTACTCAGGGCCGTCCCATACAAGTGTGGGTAGATCGGCTTAGGGATAACCCAACTGTAACGCTTTGGCCTGTGCCAGATAGAGGCACAGCCGTAGCTCCTTACTACATACTACGGTATTGGAGATTGCGGCGAATAGAGAATGCGGGAGCTGGAGTAGAAACTTCAGACATGAACTTTAGATTTTTCCCAGCCTTGGTGGCTGGGTTAGCTTATTACATTGCTACAAAAATCCCAGAGTTAATGCCCCGCATTGAGATGTTGAAACTTCAATATGAAGAGCAGTACGCTTTAGCAGCTGGGGAAGATAGAGAGAAAGCTGCTATTAGTTTGATCCCTCGTATATACGGGGCAAGCTAGGCATGAGTGAGCGGTATGCGTCAGGGCAAAAGGCAATTGCCGAGTGCGATGTATGCGGATTTCAGTACAGGTTGCGCGATTTAAAGCCGCTAGTAGTAAAAGCGGTTGTTACGGGAATAAAGGCTTGCCCCGAGTGTTGGAACCCTGACCAACCCCAGCTCATGTTGGGTGTGTTTCCGGTATCAGACCCGCAAGCAATACGTAACCCAAGACCTGACTTTACAGGGTATCCCCAGAGTCGGGCACGAATACAACCAGTTGACCCACTTTACGCTTTTGGGCACATCGGACTTGTTACTATAGTAATTACTTAGGAGACTAAGATGGATAAGATTAAAGTTAAGAAGTGGCCCGGCATTAAAAAGTATAACCCCGGCACTACGGTAAACTCCCCTGCACAATCTTCGGGCACTGTTAAAACCAGTGGCATCAAGATACGTGGAGTAGGCGCGGCCACTAAGGGAATTATTGCCCGTGGGCCAATGGCGTAGGGAGTAGTAGGTGAACTACACCGAACTTAAAGCCAACATACAAGACATCTGTGAACAAACGTTTACGGCAGATCAGCTTGCTATGTTTACCAAACAGGCAGAGCAGCTTATCCTCACTACTGTGGATTTGCCTGTTATGCGTAAAAACCAAACGGGTGCTACCACCCTTAACAACAAGTATCTTACGATGCCCAGCAATATGCTGTACGTGTATTCTGTTGCTGTGGTAGATGCGCTTAGTCAGTATCAGTACTTAATAAACAAAGACGTTAGCTTTATACGAGAAGCTTATCCAATAGCAGCAACAGCTGCATTGCCAGTTCACTACGCTATTTTTGGAGATGGCACGTTTATACTAGGCCCAACTCCTAATGCCGCTTACGTTGCGGAAATTCATTTTGCTACATATCCTGCATCCATAGTTACAGCGGGTACGTCGTATTTGGGTACAGAGTTTGATTCCGCGTTGCTTAACGGTGCTTTAGTACAGGCTATCCGGTTCCAGAAAGGCGAACCCGACATGGTGACAATGTATGAAAAGATGTACGTAGACGCTATGGCCCTATTAAGGAATATGGGTGCAGGTAGGCTAGAAACAGACACCTACCGCAGTGGTGTAGTACGAGTTCCCCCACAATAAAGGATAAATTATGTTAAGTGCAGTTGGTGGTGTAGAAGTAGGTATAGTCAAAGTAGGAACTATATCGGGGCGTGGGTTCACGCCGGAAGAAATAGCTGACCAAGCCTTAGATCAAATTATCTCTATTGGTAATAACTCACATCCGGTTATACAGGCCCAAGCAGAAGCATTTAGGACAGAAATTGGGTGTGTATTACTTGCGTATTTAAAACAAGCTGTGGCTTCACATAACACCACATTAACCAACCGTTTTCGGGATGCAGGGCATCCAGAATTAGTTAAATTATTAGAGGTATAAAATGGCTATTACAATTGCAACGGCAATGCCGACATCGTTCAAGGTAGAACTTCTGAAAGGTTTGCATAATTTCACTGCTGGGAGCACTCGGTTCAAGATGGCTCTTTTTACAGCTGTCGCTTCAGGAAGTGGAACTTATGGGGCTGCCACCACTAACTATTCCCAGATGGGCGCAGATGAGCTTGCGAGTGCTACAGGGTACAGTAGACCGGGCGAGTTTTTAACGTCGGTTACGCCTACCGCTGATGGCACTACAGCCATTTTAGATTTCGCCAACGAAACGTGGGGATCAGCTAGTTTTACCACTTGCGGTGGTTTGATCTATGACACCGGAGATTCTAATTCTGCTTGTGCTGTGTTGAGTTTTGGCGGAGATCAGACCGTAAGCACTGGTGATTTTCAGATTCAATTCCCGGGCGCAGCCGCTGCTACCGCTATTATCCGTATAGCCTAGTAGGAGTTTGCGGTGAGCGGATGGGGTCAACGTGGTTGGGGTTTTAACCAATGGGGCGGGGCACCCGCTACTGTTGTATACCTCGGCGCTGTCTGGGGTGCTCGCGGGTGGGGCGAAGAAGCATGGGGCGCTAACGGCATCTCAACAGTTGGTACCGGTGCTATTGGGTCGGTTGTTGTAAGTTACAGCAGTATAGCTTACCCAACAGGAGTAGCGGCAACGGGTGCAGTAGGCACTGTTGTAACAAACTACAGTAACCTCACTATCCCAACGGGGGTCGAAGGGACAGGCGCAATAGGTACAGTAGGCAATGTTTCAAGTTTTGCTATTACTGGTGTACAAGGCGTAGGACAAATAAACAGTGTTAGCACTAACACCAGCGATTCAATTGTACCCAACGGGGTAGTAGGGACAGGCGCAGTAGGGGCAGTTGCTTTTAGTGCTGGTACAGTACTTAGTGTTACCGGAGTGGTGGGTACAGGGGCTATAGGCACAGTAACGCCAGCCTACGACAGGATTGTTTACCCCACAGGGGTAGTAGGAACTGGAGCTGTACAAGCGGTAACCCCTACAGTTATATTTACGGTAGTTGGAGTGGTGGGGACAGGTGCAGTAGGTACGGTAACAAACACCAGAAGTGCAAATATTTATCCGGTAGGGGTAGTAGGGACAGGCGCAATAGGAACCATCCTGCGGGGTGGCTGGACTACAATAGACGTTTCACAAAACCCGAATTGGGTAGACATAGACACAGCAGCATAGGAAACAATTATGGCAACTTATGTAAACAATTTACGGCTTAAAGAGATCACCACAGGTGATGAAGACGGTACTTGGGGAACCAGTACTAACACTAACTTGGAGCTTATTACCGACGGTTTTAGCTACGGTACGAAGCAGATGTCTGCGGATGCTAATGAAACCTTTACCATGCCTG